CGTACATCGGAAGACCCACCGTGTTCACCGTCTCGTTGAAGTCGGCCGGAGCCCCGTTCGTCTCGAAGGTGTTGACCGTGCCCAGCGGGAAGGCGTAGGCTTCGGTCAGCGGGATGAACGGCACGACGGAACCACCGACCGTTGCCTTGGCGCGGTACTCCTCAAACACCAGGCCACCGAACTCGAAGCCCTTGCGCACATCGCCACCCAGGCGCTCAGCTGCCAGCTGGTAGTTCTGGTAGGCGGCCTTGACGTTCGGGTGCTCGACGAAGCGGTCGAACCAGGTGGTGCCGCAGAGCACGTGCACACCGGTCATGACTTCATCGGACAGATTGTCCTCGATCAGACGGGAGACATCGGCACACTTGTTGCGGATGGCAGTCGTGGTGGTACCCAACACGAAGTCCACCGTGTTCTGCGTGATGCCAAAGCGCGTGAACACGTCGAGCAGCACCGTGGTGCCATCAGCATCCAGGATCTGGCCCTGAAGAGCTTTGGCGCGACGCCATTCCCACGTGATCTGGTGGCGCAGGTTCATGCGCTGCAGCACCTTGGCCACCTCGGAGGCCATCGGATCCGCATCGCTCTCGCTGCCGAAGGAGCGGATGGATTGCACACCGGCGGCGAGCACCTTGTCTTCGTGCACCGTGCTGGGGATGAGGATCGGCACGGCATCACGCTGGTCGCGCTTGCCGACGGAGCCAACACCACCGTACGGGTTGGTCGGCAGGATGACCAGGTCGGACTTGTTGCGCTCGACGACGACGGTCGGGTTGGTCACACCGCTGAAGGGAAAGAGGTTCAGTTCACCCAGACGACCGTACATCCGGGGGAATTCGTTGATGGCCGCGGTCAGGGTGACCAGGTCAAAGAGATTGATGTTCATGTGTCAGTTTTCCTTGTGATCAGTAGGCGGGACGAACGATGATGCCGGTGTTCGTCTCAAGCAGCGCGATGGCTGCAGCCTTTTGGTTGGCGGTCAGGCCGGTCTTCCACACCAGCCCAGCGTCGGCGACGATGGCAGGGCCGCGGGTCGTGACCAGGATGTTGGCCACATCAGCCGCAACAGTGGCAGCGTCCACGTCCTCGGTCAGGATCGCCACCGGGTTGGCAGCATCAGCCGATCCAGCGGGATCGTACTCGAGGTACTTGTACGTGCCGCCGAAAACGTCGATGTAGAAGGCGTCACCAACGGCAAAGTCCGTGCCGCCGTCAGCCAGCGTGAAGTTCAGCTGGTTGTTATCAAAGGCCACAGCCACGGTGCCCTGGCCGCACAAGGCGCCCTTGGGATCGCGCACCTCGAATTCACCGGCGTTGGCACCAGGTTCGGTGATGATGACCGTGTAGCGACCACGCTGGCCACCGACGTCGACGGTGACAGAGCCCATGGCACCGTTGCCCGTGTTGCCGGCAGCGGCAGCGGCCACAGCGGTGGCGCCAACCAGGCGGCGGCCGAGAACAGCACCGCACTTCAGGTTCTGGCCGGAGAGGATGACCGCGCTGTCGTGGTTGTAGTTCCGGTCGATCTCAAACTTCAAGACCGAGTCCCAGAACTTGCGGAGGACTTGATTTGCGTAGGTTTGCATGATTGCTTCTTCTCCTTACTGGATGGTGGGTTTGGTGCCGGACAGGGCGGCAACCGCCTTGAACAGCGCTTTGCCGTGCGGGGTTTCACGCACGCCGGCAAAGCTCAGGTTCTTGGACTGGTCGCCCTCGACGCGCGCGCCGGGCTTGGTCAGGTTGTCCGGGAGATTCGGGGCCACATCGCTCTTGTTCGTCGTGTCGCCAGCCGGCTTGGTGGCGAACGTGGACTTCATCAGGTCGAATGCGGCGTCGTCCATCTTGGCCACAGTTGCTTCCTGCTCGGCCGACAGCTTGACACCAGCGGCTTCGCAGGCGGCCTTGCGGGCAGCCAGCTTGACATCGGCCAGCTGCTTGAGCAGGGCTTCGTTCTCGGCCTTCAGACGGAGCTCCTCGGCGGAGGGTTGGGTTGCTGCGGGGGTTTCGGTTTTCTTCGGATCCATGGTGGGATCATCTCCTTCAGGATTGGTGGGTTGGTTGTACCGGCTGAGCTGCACCGCGTACGCTCCAGGATCGGCACCGGAGGGGACAAACGAGACTTCAAGCACGCGGGCGTTCTCCAGCACCATATCCACTTCCAGCTCGCGGCCGTTCAACTGCACCTTGGTCTTTTCGTCATACCACCGACGCTTGCCGTTGACGCCGAGGGAGAGGGACCACTCCGCTCCTTCAGCCATGGTGTTGGAAACCAATTGCCCCTCAGGTGTGCCGCTGAAGAGCTCACCCTCGGTGTTCAACTGATTGCCAACCAGCGCCAGGCGCATGTTGCCAGCCAGGCGGTCAAAATCGTGATTCAACAGGCCGAACACCTGCTTGGGAAATTCGATCGAGCTGAGATCGATGGCGATGTCGCCCATCCAACCATAGTTGGGGATGACGCCGCCCGAATAGGCGACACCGTTCACCTTGACTTGGGTGGCTTTCCCGTCTTTCTGGGCTTCAGCCTTGAAGGTCAGAGGCACACGGAACGACAAGACATCGTTGCTGTGGGCCTCGCGTTGATCTTTGTTCACTTTCACACTCCTTTCGCGAGGTTGCTCAGGTACACACGGAGCTCAGCTCCAATGGTCCCCTGCCACTTAGCCGGCAAGGGTTCGGTCTCAGGCAGCATCTTCCTGGCTGGGACGGAATAAGGTTCAGCGGCCTTCAAGCGACGGACCAAGGTCACCTTGCGACGGCGACCAGAGGCGGACCGGCTGATGAAGCGGCCACGATTGTTGACCGGTTGAAAGCGATCCTTGGCTTTCCGCACCGTGTAACCATCTTGGTGGTAGGCCATGTATTGCACGACGTTGCCCAGCTCGACGGACTTGGGGCCGGCATCAAAGGTGAAACCAGCACGACCCCGGCCAGAATCAACCAAGATCTGACCCTTGCGGTTCTTCAACCTTGCCCAGGGGCGACCGTACGGATCTTGGCTGGAGCGGAACTGCAGATCCACCAAGCTGCGCAAGGCGTTCCCGATGTTCCGGTAGAGCGGGGTGGCATCAGCCGATTGAGCCGCCAAGCGGCCCAGCTGATCCCTGACCTGGTTGAAGTTAGTCTTGGCCGAGATCCTCATTCGGTCACCCCAGGCTCAGAGTACTCCATCAGTTGCTCCTCGTCCAGGTCGGTTGAGACAATGACCGGGTCGCGAGAAGATTGGGCCTCAACGTCAGCCTTGGTAAGTTCAGTGTTCCACCACCAGGTTTTCATTTGGCACCCCACTTCTTGAGGACGGTGTTGAGCACCTGCCAGCTATCAGATCCGTCGGTGAGATCAAAGATCATGAATTCCTCGACCCCGTGTTGACGCCAGAACTGCTGTCCCTCACGGCTGGCAACCAGCTGCAGGATCGTCTTAGCTCCCTGGAGGTGGGCCGGTACCGGCACTCCAGTGGCTTGGGTGAAGGCCCGATGATCAAAGGCGGCGTTGAAGCCGATGGCCGGCCAGGTGCGATAGCCGGTCATGATCGGCGAGCGGCCTGCCAGCAAGCCAACATCACGGGCTCCCAGCTCCTTGGCCTCCTTGAGGACATTGGCCACGATCCTGGTGCCGAGCCCGGCGGGCAAGGATCCACCCACCAGCTTCAATTGCTGGAACACCACCAGAGGAGCACCCTCGGTGTATTGGACTGAGAAGCGGAAGTCTTCAGGCAGACGAGGATGAGATACCACGATCGTTTGGAACCCGTCCTCCATCTCACGAAGAACCACCGTGCTTCCATCCAATCCTCCAGAGAAGCGGGCAAGGGACTTGGCTTCAGTTGATTCAAGGTCCAGATCAATCTGACCCAACCGCCCGTTCTTGATCATGGACACCTTGGCCACGCGGTTGTTGAGCCAGGCGGCCGAGATGGGGTCACGGGTGTTCAGCAGATTCTCAGCAGCTTGGGCCAATCGAGGATCAGTCGAGGCCTGACGAACCGCATCCTGCAAGCGACGGTCCAGACCGTAGGCCGGGTGTTGCGCCCACCCCGTATCGGGGCGGCCTGTCGGATCGATGGTGATGGTGGCACCACCACCACGTGCTTTGGCCTGAGCCGCTGTGAGCGAGATAACCTGGCACCGGCAGTTGAAGCCATTGGGTGGATAGTGTTCACGCCAGAACGGATCTGATTTGGCCTTGATGATCCCATCCAACGCCTTGTGGCCGGGCCGCGTACGACTGTCATTGACGGCGTCATACATCAGGTAGGGACGACGATCATCGGATTGCTGCTGGGTCCAACGACCAGCATTCTGAGCCCCCATGAGGTTGGTACGAAACACCGTGGAAGCGTGGGCCGGAGCCAACTGGGCTAGCTTCAGGCTGTCACGCCATTCCTTGAAGGTGAGCCCCAGCTCCTGAGCCCGTTGCAGCTGACGACGCACCTCCTCGATCTGTTCCACGCCGGAGAGGTAGCTGACGGTGAAAGCCTGGCTGCGAGCCTGGGCTGGTAGCTGGTTGTAAAAGGTCGAGGGCAGGACCACCTTGCGGGCCTGGACTGCAGCCAAGGCTTCATTGAAGGGGATGGGTGGAAGCCCGAAGGTCTTCTTGGCCATCAGATCGTTCCCTCTTCACTGTGGACAAAACCCTGAGCCTGAGCGGCGAACAAGCCCCGCTCCAGGACCAGAGCATAGTCTCGGACGTTCTCAGGCTTCAGCAGGGCAGCCAGGTTGACCAGCATCTCGTCTGCTGTGTCCGAAGCCTTGATCTGTTCTAGCACGAGCTCAGGGTCCAGGGCGTAGGGCCGCTGAACCATGCAGGCATTCACCAGGTTCTCCGCCGCTTGGACAGCGGGCGTGAAGCCGGTGAGCACGCTGGGTGCCGGACGAAAACCGTCGCTCACTGCTCGTCTCCCAAGTATCCGATGACCTTGGCCAGGCGCAAGCCCCAACCAAGGAATTTGGTGTAATCAGGCGTGCCCTCGCCAAAGCGGACAGCACACCGCTGCTTCAAGTCCTCCTCACCACTCGCACCAAACACGAGAGCCCGCAAGTCGGCAACTTCGTCTTCGGTTTCCGGCTCTTCTTGCCCTGCTTGTTTGGGCACCTTCTGTTCCCCAGTGGGCACTTCTTCATCGCCGATCTCCTCAAGATCATCTTCGTTGATGTCATAGCGCTCGATGAAGTAATCCTTCTTGAAGCGCAGGCCCGACTTCTCGAGCACTGGTTGGAGGGTGGAATCTCGGGTAGCGCGCTCGGATTCCAAACCGACATCATCCTGAAGCAAGACCTTGGGTGGTTGGCCACCAAAGCCGTTGAACAACCACAGGTAGGTGACGAAGCTCTGCAGGCTGCGGGTGGCGATCTTGATGTCCGAGCGACGCTTGTCCTCGCGCACCTTGTCATGGACCTCGCCCAGAGCACGGGAACCGCCGGCCGTGCTGACGTTGCTGGTCAGGGTCTGGCCCAGGACGGTCTTGGCGATGCGGGCCACGATCCGCTCTTCAAAGATCGCGAAGTGCTCACCCTTGCCGGTGCTCTCGATGTTCTTGATCTCGGTGCTGCTATCCACCGCCAGGGCCGAACCACGACGGGCCCGGTCCAACATCTCGGTGACGTACTGAAGCATGGTCTTGCCACCCGTGCCCTCCACCTCGAGGTTGGGATTCTCGAGTTGGGCCACCAGGAACGGCATGCCATAGCGCTCCAAGCACTGGAGCCAAAAGGACCAACCTTGGCAGCGGAAGAACCAGGGCCAGTAGCAACGGAGCAGCAGGGATTCGCCGTACGGGTTGCGGTAGGTGGCGTGGTTACGGCTGAGGATGAACTTGGCAGCCGGCCACTCTTGCCCAGCACCACGCTCGAGGAACAACAGGGTGCCGTCAGGGCGCGGAGCAAACCACTCAAAGGGCTTCTCCATCGATTCCATCACGACGTTCCGGCTGCCCTCACGTCCCCACACCAGCTCATTGACCGAATAGCCGTAGAGCACGGAGTTGAAGGCGGCACCGATCAGGTGCTCCTGGTGGTGCTCCATCTGCTCGCGAATGAAGTCCAGCTGAGGAGTATCGGTCTTGCCGTCCGGGGTCTCAATCCGCCATGGGGTGGCCTCCAGAGCTGAGCGGCGGGTATCCACCACCTGGTAGATCTCGTCGTCGGCCATGAGCTTCCGCAGGCTGGGGCGCGTGATGATCGAGTTGTGGATCAGCAGATCCGGATCCGGCCACATCCGCATCCAGTACTCGAAGTCGTAGGTGGCCAGGTTGCTGGTGAGCATCTGACCTGCTTGGGCCGGGGTGGGCGTGGTACCATACGACGCCGGAACCGTGACGGGCATCTTCTCCCGTGGTTTGACGGTAGCCACGTCGCGCTTGGTTGGGTTGTTGGCCATCAGGTCTTACCTCCGATGTTGACAAAGACCGGGGTCGCCATGCGGCTGCGAGCCCAGCTCAAGAATTGTGAAGTGAAGTCCACCTGGTCGGCCTGGGCAGACGCAGGGAAGGTGGTCAGTTCCTCGGTGTAATCGGCCAACCATGA